TCTTTAGCAGAGTCTGCTGGAATGACAAAGACTATTAATACCTATACTTATGAGGGTACAGCGGAGGAGCTTGCTACTGGCGCAAAGAATACCAACAGAGGAAAGATTGCCTATGTAGGTACTGACTACACAGTTAAGCGCGTACAGCAAGTCTTTGACTACTTTGACGATGACTTTATGAAAGATCCCACTATTGTGGACAATATGCTTAAGGGCGCTAATCAAGTTATGGTAAATAAGATGACAGCGGACTTTATCACAGAGGCTCAAAAGGCTACACTTGGACACGAATTTAGTGGTACTTTCTCCTACGATGCAGCAGTAGATGGTATCTCTACTCTTAATATTGAGGATGAGAGCAAGGTATTTATAGTAGCTCCTCTCTCTTGGAAAGCAGCACTCCGAAAGGATGAGGACTACAAGGCTGCTAGAATGGGTGAGGTTGTCTATACTGGACAAGCTGGCACTCTTTGCGGTGTGCCTGTCATTTTCACTAAGGCGCTTAACGAGGTTAATAATGCTTTTGTTATGACTAACGAAGCAGTTAAGCTCTTTATGAAAAAGGATGTAGAAGTAGAGCAAGATAGAGATAAGGAAGCGGCACAGAATACAGTTATCATCCGCACTTACTACATTTGCGCTCTTGCAGATGCTACCAAGATTTGCAGACTTTATCCTACTGCCTAATTAAGTAACTCTTATAGGGGATAGGGTTTGGCTCTATCCCCAGAAATAAAATAGGAGGGCTAATATGCTAGAAGAGATTAAAACACTATTAGGAGAGGCAGCAGCAAGCTTTACGGATGCTCAAATATCTTTAGCTTATAAGCTGGCTCTTGCAGAGGTAGAGGGATACTGCAATAGAGAGGTAGGCACAGATGCAGTATTAAAGTATATAGTGGAGCAAATAGCCGTTATTAAGCTTAATAGGACTAATACAGAGGGATTAGCCAGCCAGAGCTATAGCGGAGTAAGCGAGAGCTATATAGATGGCTACCCAGCAGAAATTAAAGCAATACTAAACAGAAAGCGCAAAATAAAGGTGGTATAAGTGATGATAGCTACAGATATGCGCTTATATGACTACTACACTTATAGCGGCTCTAATGCCTACAAGCAGCCGCAGCTATCCCCAGAGCCACAAGGCGCTATTAGAATATCCATCAATACCACAAGCCAAGCAATACAAGACAATATTAAATATAAAGATTGCGCCTATATTGGACTAACACATAACAAGCTTATAAATGACAAATGGGTTATTGATTACAATGGAGAAAAGCTAAAGGTGTTATATGTTAATCCAAAGGGCAGATATATACAAGTATTCCTTAAAAATATATGAGTATTGAATTTGATGGTATTGATAGAGTGCTGGAGCGGCTGGAAAATGTCGCGGATGCAGATGGATTAGAGGCAGCTATGGGTAAGGCTTGCGCGCTAGTAGAGCGCAGCGCCAAGCAGAAAGCGCCTAAAGGTAATGGAGAGTTAAGGCGCTCTATAACAAGCACAGTAGAGCGAGATAGCGAGGATATAAAGGGTATAGTATATACAGCTCTTGAGTATGCGCCCTATGTGGAGTATGGTACTGGATTATTCGCGGAGGAGAGCGGGCGGCAAGATGTGCCGTGGCATTATCAAGATGATGAGGGAAACTGGCACACCACTAGCGGAATGAAGCCCAGCCCATATATGCGCCCAGCGCTAGCAGAGAATAGAGAGCGCATAAAGAGGATGATAATGGAGGGTATATTTAAGTGATTGACTTTCATACAGAGCTAGCAAGCGCCCTAGAAAAGATACTACCTACTTATTATGAAATGGCGCTACATTCTGGCTTAGCTGTGCCTTGTATAAGCTATATGGAGCTTAACAATTACTCTAGCGAGGCTGGAGATACGATAGGCTATAGTAGGATAACCTATCAAGTAAAAGTATGGGGTAATGATATATCCATACTACAACAGTATGCAGTAGAGATAGATAAGGCGCTGCGCCCTATTGGATTTACAAGAATAGCAAGCGGTGAGCTTTATGATAATAGCTCTACAATGATACAGAAAATATTAACTTATGAGTGCTTAGCACTTGAACAATATTGATATATTAGGAGGCTAATAATATGGCAGTAATATCTAAAGGTACTACTCTTGCCTATGGTGAGAATGTACTTACCAATCTTATGGAGATCGCAGATTTAGGCGGCACTACTGAAGCTATTGAGATCACTACTTTAGCCGATGCGGCACATATGTACACAGATGGGCTTAAGAATTATGGTGATAGCCTTGAGTTTAAATTCCTTTATGACAAGGAGCAATTTATGGAGCTTAATGGCTTGACAGAGAGCCAAGCTTGGAAAGTAACTCTTGCAGATAGCACTACTTGCAGCTTTAACGGCACTTGCAGCGTTAAGCTTGATGGCGCGGGCAATAGCACAGCGCTTACTTACACTTTAGCAATTAAGCCTAATTCAGAAATGATCTGGGCTTAAAATCCCTATAGGGAGTAGAGGAGAGCTAATCTCCTCTCTCCTCTACTAAATAAAACAAAAGGAGATAATAACAATGATGTACATTGATTTTAGCGCGGGTAACAAGGATTACAAATTAAGACTTAACACAAGAGCTATAGTGGCTCTGGAGAAAGCAATAGGCTGTAATCCTCTTGCAATATTTGGCGCGGGAGACACTATCCCTACTATGACTACTATGGTGGCAATATTACACGCGGCTTTGCAGCAGTACCAGCATAGTATCACTCTTGCGGATGCTTATGATATATTTGATGCTTTTCTAGCAGATGGTAACTCTATGACAGACTTTATACCAGTTATCATAGACATCTATAGAGAGAGTGGCTTAATTAGGGATAATAAGGATATAGAGGAAAAAAACTAATTGATGGGGAGGAGGATAAAGCCTCCATCCCCATTCTTTTTAAAGACATTATTTATAAGTGGCTTGATACAGCTTTAGATTATGGTATTAGTGAGGCTGACTATTGGCAAATGACAATAGCAGAGCTAATAAGGGCAGTAGAAAGCAAGAAGCGCCAGCAGCTAGAGCAATACAAGGAAAAGGCGCACTTTGATTATGTACTAGCTGATATGATTGGGCGCAGCATAAGCCGCCTATATTCCTCTAACGCGCAATATCCAACAATAGCCGATGCTTACCCATCTCTATTTAATAGTGAGGAGATAGAGGAGCAAATGGCAGCAAAGCAAGATGAGTTATCTGCCTTAAGGTTAAGACAATTTGCACAGCTCTACAATAATAAGCACAAGGAGGCGGCAAAGGGTTGAATGAGGAATTAAGGCTGATAATATCAGCAGAAATAGAAGATTTAAAGAAAGAAATACAAAACGCGAATAAGCAAGTAAAAGGCTTTGAAAAGCAAGGTAAGGAGTCTGGCGGCAATTTTAGTAAAGCTATGGCTGCTGCTGGTAAAGCTACTGGCGCAGCTATGAAAGCAGTAGGCGCGGCTATTGTGGCTGGCGCTGCTGCTATGATAGGACTTGCTGAAAGTACCAGAGAGTATAGGACAGAGCAAGCCAAGCTTGTTAGCGCGTTTGAGTCTGCGGGCGGCTCTGCGGAGCAAGCTACAGAAACCTATAACGATTTATACAGAGTGCTTGGAGATAGTGGGCAAGCTACAGAGGCTGCTAATCTCTTGGCTAAAATGACTACTAATCAAGAGGAGTTAAGTGAGTGGACTAGGATTTGTCAAGGCGCTTATGCTACTTTTGGTGACAGTATGCCAATAGAGTCTCTTGCAGAGGCAGCTAACGAAACTGCAAAAACTGGAGAGATCACTGGCGCGCTTGCAGATGCGCTTAACTGGGCTGGTGTAAGTGAGGATGAGTTTACAGAAAAACTCTTTATGGCTAATAGCGAGGCTGAAAGAGAGCAGCTTATAAGGGAGACTCTTAACGGCCTATATGGAGAGGCAGCGGATAACTATGAGAAAAACGCGGCTAGCATACTGGCAGCTAATGAGGCACAAGCAGCGCTTACTGCTGGTATGGCAGCTCTGGGCGCGGCTGTAGAGCCTATTATAACTCTCTTTAAAGCAGAGCTTGCAGAGGTGTTACAAGAGCTTGCGCCACACTTGGAGACATTCGCAAGCGGTTTAGGAGAGGTGGCTACTGGTGTAGAGGGTGGCGCGGCAAAGATGGCAGAGGGCATTAAGGGCATTATAGATACTGTGCTTAATGCAATAGTAGAGCTGCTGCCTACTTTACTTGGAATGGGAGTGGGCATTATAGCGGCACTCCTTGAGGGCATAAGCAGCGCGCTGCCAGAGATTATATCTACACTAGACAAGCTATTGCCGCAAATTATAGAGACTATAGCTACTCTATTGCCGCAGATAACTGGCGCTATTTTAAACGCGCTCCCAATGCTGATAGAGTTAGTAATAAATGTGGTAAGTGAGGTGCTTAAGGCTCTTGGAGAGGTACTGCCAGAGATATTAAAGCAAATAGTGGCAATCTTGCCGCAAATTGTGGACTCTATTATAGAAGCTATCCCAGAGCTATTAGATGCTGCTATAACTTTCTTAATGGCAATAGTGGATGCTATCCCAGAGATAATCCCGCCTTTATTAGAGGAGCTGCCAGAGATAGTAGATAGTATACTAGATTGCTTACTGGATAATCTACCAATACTATTAGATGCGGCTGTAATGCTGTTTATGGCGCTGGTAGATGCTATCCCAGCAATAATCCCGCCTTTAGTAAATGCTATCCCAGATATTATAAGCTCTCTAATAGATGCCTTTATAAGCTCTACACCAATGCTAGCCAAAGGCGCGCTTGATATGTTTATGGCAATAGTAAAAGCTATCCCCAAGATTATCCCAGAGCTAATTAAAGGACTTGGTACTCTTGTTAGCAAAGTAAAGGAAAACTTGGTAGAAAAGCTTAAGAGCGCCCTTAAATTTAAGTGGGAGTTACCAAAGCTTAAGATGCCTAGTATAGCAGTAGCTTGGAAAGACAGCCCTAAATGGATGGCAGAGGCGGCTAAATTTATAGGCTTACAAGGTATCCCAAGCTTTAAGGTTAACTGGAATGAGCTGGGCGGTGTATTTGATAAGCCAACAGTATTTGGATACGGCAGCAGCTTACAAGGGATAGGAGAGAATGGCGCGGAGGCTGTAGTACCTTTAGAAAACAATACAGAGTGGCTAGATAAGATAGCAGAGCGCCTTAATAGAAATATGGGCGGCAGCGCGCCTATTGTGCTGCAAGTGGATGGTAAGACATTCGCGCGCACAGCAGTAGCTACTATAAATAACTTAACTAAAACAGAGGGCAGATTGCCTCTGGTACTAGTCTAATAAGGAGGTAAAGGATGGCTTATTATTTTAAGATTAATAATAATGATTACTCAATGTATGTAAATATGCTGAAAGTAACAAAAGCGCATAACTATAAGCAGATGGTAACAGCTGCGGGAAATACAATAGTAAAGTATATCAATAGTAAGCGCACTCTTGATATTGGTATTATTCCTCTGGATGATACATCAATGGCAAAGTTACTAGCAGACATAGGGCAGCTTGAGGTAACAGTATCTTTTAGAAATCCAGAGACTAACTTACTGGAGGAAAATATACCTTGCATTATAGCGGGTAATGGTGTGGAGTATTACACTATCCAAGCCAATAAAGTAAGGTATAAAGCCTTTAATTTAGTAATACAAGAAAAGTAAGGAGATATAAGAAATGATAGTTAACAATAAACACTTGGCAGAGCTTAAGTCTCCTAGACAAACTATAAAAGCAAGAGTAGAGCTATATAAAGGCTCTACTCTTGAGATGGTATGCGCTTGTAGTGATATATTGAGTGAATTTACTATAACTAAAACTGGTGAAAATAAGTTTTTTGGCTTTGGTGTATGTCAAAAGGCACAAGCAAAGCTAATAGACATAGATAGAAATATCAATATTACTAAAGATCACTCAATAGAGATAGCTTTTGGAGTAGGTGGAGACTTTATCTATACTGCGCCAGTATTTTTAGTGGATACAGTAGAAAGAGACGAAACTACTAATATGCTAACTGTTACTGCTTATGATGCACTGTATAACGCGGCTAATCATACTGTTAGTGAGCTTGGCTTACCAGCCTCTTATACTCTTAGAGTGGCTGCGGAGGCTTGTGCCACTCTATTGGGTGTGCCTCTTGCCTTTAATAATGTGGATAGTAGCGCTTTTGATTTTGAGCTGGTTACTGGAGCTAATTTAGAGGGAACGGAGAAAGTAAGAGCGCTCTTAAATGCAATAGCAGAAGCTACCCAGACAATTTACTACATTAATAATAATTGGGAGCTTACCTTTAAGCGCCTTGATAAAGATGGCGCAGCCGCGCTTACTCTGGAGAAAGCAAATTATATTGAGTTTAAGAATAACGGAGCGCGCCTCTTGGCAAAAATCGCACACGCGACGGAGCTGGGGGATAATGTTATAGCAGCGAGTGATCTGGATGGAGAGACACAATATATAAGAGATAATCCCTTTTGGGAGCTGCGGGAGGATGTGGCAGCGCTAGTAGAGAGCGCGCAAGCTGTGGTAGGCGGCACTATAGCCCAAGAGTTTAGCGCAAGCTGGGCGGGCAATTATCTGCTAGAGATAGGGGATAAAATAGCGCTTACTACAGAGGATAGCTCTATAGTTAACTCATATGTCATTAATGATACTATTTCTTTTGATGGTACATTAATGCAGTATACAGAGTGGGTATATAGCGAGAATGAGAGCGAGAGCCTTGATAATCCTACTACTATAGGAGAGGCTATAAATCAAACTTTAGCAAGAGTAGACAAGCAAAGTAAAGAGATTACTTTACTAGCCAGCGAGGTGGAT